ATCCGCAAAAGATGTCTTTCTGGTAACTTTCCCGACTTCAAAATCCTAACATCGGCTATCGGCGCTGCGCTTCCCACTTAGCAATCTGCCTACGCCGGTCAGCCTCAATCCATTCCGACGTACTCATGGTCTTTACAGACCTTGGGTCGGTGGTGTCGTAGGCCGGAGACTTAGTCCCACGGGCGGTAACAGGTGCAATCGGCGGTGGCGCAGAAGTTGAGCGTTTGACCGGCGGGTTGGACAGCAGTTTTGCCTCCAGCCTGCCAATCTCCTTCGCCTGCAGGAACGGCGGCAGGTCGGCAATCTTCGATGCTTCTGCGGGGTTGGAGCCGAGGTAGTAGGCTACGTCAGGACCAACTTCAGAAGACCGAATGGTGTCAGCCATCACCTGCGTGATTCGGACATGGTCCCCGTATGCGACTTGCTTAAAGTCTGCATAGCGTTCGGTCGCCACTTCCTCACGTTCGTGATAAGCCGACAGGGTCTCGACCTGCATCCGCTGCATTTCACGCTGCTGTACCAGTTCGTGCGCCCGCTTGTACGCCAACGCTTCCGCGTAGGCATCCGGCGACTCAAACTGCTCCATCGGCGGGACTTCCAGCGGCTGCTGCGGTACGGCTTGCGCCGCCTGCATGGCCTGTTCCCTTGCCCACTTACGCTGCTCTCTTGCGAGACGCTTGCTGATGGCGGCGTCCAGTTCCTCCTGAGTGAAGGACTTGGGCGTGACTTCAGCCTCCGGCGTTTCAACTACTGCGGTCTCAGGGGATGCCGTGGCCACCTGTTCCGGCGCGGGTTCAGCCGCTACAACTTCAACATCTGACATGGTGATTCCTGAGAATCCCTGGTGTAACGCACCAGTACGTTTAGAATTAGTCTACTCCGCACTACAGCGAAGTCAATACTAGGCAGCACAAGCCACCCACAGCCCCGCCTAGGGCGGTTGCGGCAAAGTCCTTAACGTCGGGCGTGCCGTGTCCGCGCTTGTCCCAGACCTCCTTAGCAGCGCCCAGCAGGGCAGCGGTGCAGATGGCAAACCACAGCCCAAGCGGGTACAGCGTGGCAGCCATCGCCCAGCCCCACCAAAAGTGCGCTTGCTTGTCGATGGCAAACTTCACAGCGGCTCCTGCACCATCTTCAGCCCAAGCCGCGCAAACGCCACAAACGGCTCTTGCTCGGTCACATCAGCCGTGGCGTACACCGCGTCCACCTGCGCCTGCGTGACGGTCAGCCCGCCAGCGATGCACATCTGGTAGCACAGCACCGGGTCGCCGGGGCTGCTGCCCGTCTGCACCCAGTCGCCGTTCTCGTCCTGCTCCCACATCTGTTCCGGCACTAGCATGGCGAACTCAGGCGAGATGAGGCCGGTGGAGACGTAGTGCGTAGCAGGCGCGTTGCCCGTAGCAGACAGCCCGGTGAGCCACATATTCTGCCCGCCCGTAGGCGAGAGAGTCGCGGCGATATCGCGGGCCAGCGGCGTGGTGGCTGCGGTGCAAATTAGGCTGCGAAATGCCCAATCCATTAGTACGCTCCCGTTTTACTGTTGACGAAGGCTTCAGTGCTGGCAAGTTCCGATGCGCTCAGGGTCTTGCCGCAGACGACAATCTGATAAATACGCCCGTTGAACGGCAGCGACGCGTTGGCGCGGCGACCGATGTACAACGGATAATTGCCGTAGTTGCCTGTGCCTTGGCTTCCAACGTCGAGTTCTGTCTGAGTTCCGTTGTAGCGGAAAACAGCAGTTGGACCTGCAATGTTTGAGGTTGCGGTAACAACAGCCGTAACCGGAGCAACGCGCACACCCGAGTTAACCTGAACTTGGTTTGTGCCTTTGAACGACGCATCAAAGTCGCCAGACGCGCCCGTCGTGAGGGGCGCAAGCAACCAGAATGTGCCGTTGTTTGAGCTCAGATTGGTGCTTGATTCCAGCACCATGCCAAGAGCCGCGTCGCTGTTCTTCGTAAGACCAGCACAAACGAACATCTTGTCCGTCGCGCTGAAGTCAATGCTACCCGTGCCGAACGAATCGTCCGTGCCGTCCAGCGCAAGGTACGGCAAGAACCCCGCCGTCGCGTAGTCCGTCGCCGCAGCGATGCGCTGGTAAGCGCCTGCGGAGGAGCCGGTGCGGAGGTCGGCGCCCCACATATAAATGCTGTTGCCGGAAGTCCACGTTCCGTTAGACCAAGGATGCCCGCTAGTGTATGAGTCCTTGCCGCCAGCAATAAAATACGTTGATGCGACGGTAGTATTTGCAGCAATCAAACGATACCAACCGGGATATCCGGGGACAGCAGTTATTGATGCCGTGGCGTTGCCGGAACTTATTACAGTTCCGGTAGACAGATTAAAGACGGCGTAACTTTCGCCACTATTTGAAGCTACCCAAGCAATACTGCTCGTGTTTGCTTTTGCGTAAATAGATAGCGTGTGTCCTGCCGCATAAGACAGCGACCTGTAAACACCAGTAGTTGCCGATGCGCTATTTGACGAAGTTATCGTTTCAGCAGTCAAAGTCCCATCTGGTGCTACCACTGAGTTTGCAGTGGGTGCAGAAATGTTTAGTTTTGCCCAGTAACCATTGTCGAATTGTTCGCTGTATTCAAGTTGGTTGTACCGCGCCCGCAGCACAGGGCGGGAGGCTGCGGTGGCTTGCGAGGCGTGGTTGCCGGGGACAAGCTTCGCCGTAACGTTATCAAAGCCACCCGTGGTGCTTGTGTCGGCGTACAAGTACACGCGCATCGTCGTGGTCGATGTCGTACGAATGTATGCGCTGTAGGTAGTTGCTGCGCCAGTCGTTGTGATGTCGAAGAACTGACGAATCAGCGTAGTGAATGAACCACCGTCATACGCTTGAAAGCGTACGCTTCCAGCGCCTGCAATTCGCCTTCCCGCAACGGATACGAGGTAGGTCGCTCCCTGAACAACCGTGAAGTCTTGGTAGAAGCCACCGCTACCTCCACTGCTAGCAACAACATTCAACTCGCCACTGATTACCGAAGAGCCGCCTACGTTGCCAGAGGTCGAGGTAAATCCCGAGATAGTGCCGGTGGCAAAGTCACCATTCGTGACCAGTTCACTCCCCAGCACCAACCCCTGCGACTTGTCCAGCATCAGCCCGACAGGCTGCTCCACCGCAGTGACGGGGGTCGTGCCTGCGGAGTCTTGGAAGAGCGTGGCGTTGGCGATGCCGGTGACTTCTTTGACGGAGATAGAATCAATAACTGCCGTGTCGCTGAAGCCTGAATTTCTGATAAAACGCAAATCAGTGCCGTCTGCCAATAGCGTCAGATTGTATGTCCCCGCAGACGTAAATAACTGATATGTGGCTGTTCCACCACCCATTCGCAAAGCCAAAGACCCAGAAGTAACAGCCGAAGACATTACAACCGTTACGCTGTAATACTTTCCCGAAGTCAAAATTGTCGATTGCGTGGCATTCGGAAACGAACTTGTGCCGCCAGACAGCGTAAGTGCGCCGCCCGAAATAGTTGCTGAACCTCCACTGCCAGCAGCCAACGTCCAACTAGACGAACTACTGAAGTCACCGTTCGTCACCAACTCCGAGCCAAGCCCAGCCATGTAGTTGTTGATGTCGGAAGGGTCGTACCACGCGCCCTGCACGCCGCTGGTGAACAGGGAGGCGGGACTAAACTCTGTCGCGCCGCAAGACAGCGACACGATAGATGCCAGACTGACTGACACCCCGTTCTGTGTTGCGACGCCCCAGCTCATCGGATGTTGCAGGGCTTGGCGTAAACCGAACCGCCCGAGGCAACCTGAATGGCGCTGACACGCCACGGCGCACCCGTACCGCCACCACCGCCTGGTTGCGGGACGTAGAACAGCACAGGCGTGTTGGCAGGCAGGTAAGTGTCGCCGGTCGTTGCCGTTACGCCCTCACCCACGCGCACATAGGCAGCGGTCGTGCAGGTGACAAGCACACCCTGCGGGCCAGCAGGCCAAGTGCTGGTAGACCCAGCAGTGCCGGTGTAGGCGACGTTTGCGCCTGCGTAGGCGGCGTCCATAAGGGGGCGTAACAGTTCCAATGTCGTCTCCTTACGCTAAAAAGCGCAACTTGTAGAGGGAGGCGTAGTAATGCCCCACGATTTCGTCAATGATGTTCTGAATCGGCGTGTTGTCGCGGTCACAGACCTTGTAGCGACCGCCCTCAATCTCTTCCACCTGACCCTGTAGAAACTCCACGATGTTGGAGGTCTTGCGGGCAGCAGGTACGGAGATTGGGCCAATCAGCCCGTGGTAGCCCTGATAGGCTTCCGCAAACTTGTCGGCAAGGTCAATCACGCCTTCGTAGAACCCCTGCAGGGCAACGTGCTTGGCGTAGGAGCGAGTGTTCAGGTGCGTGCTGTGCGCCACATCACGGGCGAGAAACAGCATCCCCACGAATTCGTTTGGCTTCACTGCATCATCTCCTGCGGCGGCTGCATCGGCATCTCACCTTCGTTGTACTCGGGCATCTCTTGCTGCGGCATATCGCCAATCAGGTCGCCCGTCTGCATAGCAGCGGCAATAGTGCCTGCCACAATGTCCTGAATCTGCTCTTCGGACATACCGGCCTGCACGGCGCTGATGCGCTGCGTCTCGGCTTGGTACGCCTTGATTTCGGCTTCGTAGTCCTTGCGCTGCTGCTCCTGCGCCTCGATAGACTTGGCGACGTTTTGCAGCATCTGGTGCATCTGCTCCATCTCCTGCCCCATCGCCTGAATCTGCTGATTCGCGGCTTCTAAGGCAGGATTCTCGTCGTTGTCCTGCAGCAGTTTGGGGTCAATCGTCTTCTGCAGACGCTTAGCCATCTCCTGCGCACCCGGCCAGTCCATGTTCTTCACGAACAGGTCACCAGCGACCTGCCACAACTGCGGGTTGCCCTGCAGAATCTGCGACATGGCTTCCATCGACTCTTGGCGCTTGGTCATGTACGACGGGCCAGTGGTCACGCAGACATCGTACTTGCCGACAGACGGATTGTAGATTTTCTCAATCACAATGCCGTTCTCGTCCACGATTTCACGGACAGGCATAGGCTGCTGAGGGTCAATCCGCGCAGTCTTTGTCTCACCGTCAATGCCAATGATACGAGCAATGCGCTGGGTGTCGTAAATCTTCGGAATCAGGTCAACAAGTTGGCGCGTGACGTAGCGGATGGCGCGAGCCAGGTTGTCTACGTAATGGTATGTGCCGGTGTCGCCTTGCCGTTCACGCGCCAAAATTGCCTTGCCGGAACGCTCGTTAGAGGTCGCGCCAATGCTTGAGTCGTACTGGCCGGTGGTGGACTTGATGTCGTCAGACGCACCAGCCTTAGCCTGCAGCAGTCCCGAGGACGCCATCGGCGGCTGCGCGCGCTGGGGTAGCGGCAGCACCGAACCCGAGCCGTCCGTAACGTCAGGGTTGACCTCAAGGTACGGCCAGTTGTTGGTGTTGGCAGTCTTCCACTGCTGCTCGTAGCCCTCAAACTGCCCACCGTACCCGATAAACGGGGCTTTCGGGGCAAGGGCAAGCATCTCGGCTTCTTGGGAAACCCAGTAGTTGTACATCCGCTGGGCGTCTTTGGCGTTGCGCACCAAGCCCGAGACGTACATCCGACCGTCAATTTCCCACTCGTTGCCGACCACGCGGACAACCGGAATGGACTCACCAACCCAGTCCTGACACTCCAGCATCTGGTAACCGTTGGTCTTGCACCACTTTACGGTCTTTACGTCCGTGGGACGCTGGCGGAGGATGGGCATACCCATTGCCTCGGCACGCTTGGCCTCGGGCGAACCCTGAATAGCCGTGACGTTACCGGGGTACAGGTTGAGCGTCTTGCGCTCATGCTCGATGTAGAAATACTCAGCAATGCGGACGGTTCTGTCGCTAATCCACTGCGACAGCCCTTGGTCACCAATACCCCGCGTCATGATAGACGAGATAGGCTCGGCATCCGGAAACTGCCGTTCGTACTCATCCATCGTCAGGTCTTCGGTAATAAAGCACCACTGGGCATCCGACCCGCAAGGGTCTTGGATGGTGGGGTCCATGTACACGGAGAACGAGTTACGGATGCGCTGAATGCGAATGTCTTGGTCAAAGGTGTTTTCATCGCAGTACTCGGTGAGTACGCGAATGTAACCCTCGCCGTAGGTGACTTGGTTGTCACAGGCGGTGTCATAGGCAACGTCGGCATCTGAGATGTACTCAATGTGCCGCACGATGCCGTCAAATATCTCGGCTACCTGCAGGTCAGCCTTGTCATCTACGGGGATGACTTTTCCCGAGGGCCGGTTCTGCCGTTGGTCGTTGGTGACCTGACGAACGTGCTGCGGCAGCTTATTGATGGTCAGACAGGGGCGAGCATTGATGGTCTGCCCCTGCACCGACCCTCGGGTCGCTAGTACGTCTGCGGGCCACTGCCACTGGTTGTCAGGGCTAGCGGCGAGGAATCGCAAATCGTCCAACTCATCTTCGCGGGAATCCGCATACGCAGAAACAGCCTGCGTAAAGCGGGTACGGGCAACCGCTAGGATATCCGCGTCATCTTTGTCGCGACGGGAGGACGGGCTGTTAGCAACCCGTGCGGCTCCAATCATGCCCGTATCAGCCATTACTTGCCCTTCTTTGCGGTTTTGGCACTCTCGCGGAATGCCTTTGCCGTAGGTGCGCCACTAGCGCCCGGCTTACGCATCTTCTCGCCACTGCCAGCCGCAATACGGGCTTTCTTGGCGTGGATGTTGGCATACAAGCCAGGCTTACTCATTTGCAGTTCCACCTACGCATAGAGGCACGAGCGCGTTCCCCATCCTTAGCCTTGGCCGCTACCCCACCCATGCGGGCGCAGAACGATGCCTTGCGGCCTTTGTCTGCTTCCGTCTTAGGGTTTGGCGCGGGGGCTTTGAGGTTACTACCAGTCGCCCGGTTGTACTTCTCTCGCCCCTTAGCGGTCAAGCCAGCGCCTTGCGAGGTGGGCTTTTTCTCGCCACGACCTACAGACAAGGACACTGACTTTTTGCTAGCCATGCTTACACGCAGTGGATGAGAGCAAAGTTGATGATAACGGCTTCCGACAGCGAGCCAGCCGAGATGTTACGCAGCGTGATGCTGGCGCTACCGGCAGACAGGCTGTTAACCCAGCAGTTGTAGGTGGCAGCCGTAGCAATGCCGCCCGACAGCGTAACAATCAGGACATCGTTAGCGCTGATAAACGAGTTGTTCAGCGTGAACGATACGTTGGTCGTCGCAGCAAGAGCCGCGTTGCTCAGCGTGATGCGGCCAGCCGACTTGTTCAGCGTGACGGCAGTGGTCTTGTCCGTCAACTGCGTGACCGTACCCTGCGCGTTGGCAGTGTAGCCAAGTTGGCTGTCAGACAGAATGAAGTCAGGACCAATGATGTTCTGGTCTTCGAAAGCCACGCCAATCGGCTTGGTATTGCTGGTCATAGTCAGGCTCCCATCCAACTTGTAGATACAGTGCCGTCCCTGTAGGTTCGGACGGGGTTTCGCGCAGTATACTCCCGATGCGCCACAGGGAAAGCAAAAGTTACTGCGATGGCATCTGCGGCGTCCGGGGAGGGTAGCCCACGGGACTTCATGTCCTTCTTGCTTTCGAGCTGAATAGCCCCCGAGGAGTCGATAATCTTGCGGGGGTTGACCAAGTCAGACTTGAGCTGCCGGTCCTCCTTCATAGAGGCGGTCTTCAGCCAGTCCCGCATGGCGCCCCATATCTCGGCGCGCTTGTTTTTCCACGCCACGGGGTTCTTGGCCTTCCAGCCAAAGTTCACGCCCCGGACCTTGTACTTCTGTTCGGTTAGGCGGTCTAGGATGCCGTAGCCCAGCCCACCCTCGTCTATTACCGTCAGGGTAGGCCGGAAGTCCTCAATCGCCTCAATCACCCGCCCAACGATAGCCATCGTGTCCTCACCCGAGTATCGGCGGATAGCGACCAAGTCGCGCCCCTTACGCACGGCAATCACGGTGGAGTCTAGTCCCCCACGGGCGGGGTCTACCCCGATGACCACGGCAGCGTTTTCGTCTTTGTAGGCAGGGCGCTTAAACGCCTCATCCACCCAATGGGCAGCGATAAACTGGTCGTCGCCGGAGGACGGAAACTCCCCGTACACCTCAACCTTAGCCTGGGGCGAATCCTCGCCATATTCGTCTATAATTTGCTGGTAAACGGCGTGGTCAGTCCCCTCAACATCCAGCGAGTTGATGTTTTTGGACCTCCAAAACGCTCGTTTGGCGGCAAAGCACTCAAAAAAGTACCCAGACGGTCGCCGGGGGTTAGAAAACGCCAGCCAAAAGCGGTTTGGCGTGTTTTCCGTCCAGAAACCTTGGCTAACGTCCCAAATAGCGTCCGGAATACCGCTGGCTTCGTCAAAAATGACCATCACGCCGTCGTGGTTATGCACACCAGCGTAGGAATCGGGGTTTTCCGCCGACCACAGGCGGCCTTCTACCGACCAGTAGCGCGTACCCTTACGCAGGTCGCGCTCTACCAACTCCGAAACCCACTTAGCGGGCATGACACGGGTGGCCGATATTTCAAACCAGTGGCTGTTTATCAGCATCGCCAGCCACTTAGTGATTTCCGCCCATGTCACCGAGCGTAACTGGGCTTCCGAGTTAGCCGAGACGATGATGGTAGACCCGATGCGGGTGGTGACCATCCACAGGATGAGCCACGACACCAGTGCCGACTTGCCGATACCGCGACCGGAGGCAACCGCTAGCCGGAATACGTCGAAATCTACTTTGCCGTTGTTCGCCGCGATGTGCGTCTTCAGGTCACGCAACACCTCCCGCTGCCACTTACGCGGTCCACGAAAGTGCTCTAGCGGCGTACCCTTCTCACCCCACGGGAAGGCGAAGTTGACGAACGCCTCTGGGTCGTTGGCTATGGCGGGTGACCATAGCTTGGACATCAAAAGTTGCTCCTCGGAGGAGGAGTATCGCGGTTCCTGCATTAGTCGCGGCTCAGAATGTTCAAGCCCTGCTCCTCACCGGGGAACACGACGAAGTTGCGGGTTCCCTTTTCGTTTGCGCGAGAACCTGCGTCGAGGTACTTGATGCCGGGGATGCCTGCTTGACGCAATTGCTCTGATGCAATTTGCTGACCGTAAGTAAGCGATGGCATAGCCTTATCTTCAGGAATGCCGGCTCTCATGCCCTCGTATTTTTTCAATCTAACGGCCCTTTGTACAAGGGCGGCGTATAGTTGATTGGCTGGCGCAGATGGCCCAAGTTTTTGAAAATCTTTCATCAATTGCTCATCAGACTGAGCGGCATTTTGAGCCAGCCTTGTTAAGGCTTGGCGTACTTCTTTAGGTTGTTCTTTTAACGGCTTATCCCAGTCCAGCATCTGCTCAATCTTGGCGTCGGGTAGGTCAACTTGATATAACCTGCCCGGCATATCAACTGTTGGCAATGGCTCGTTTGACCTCAAAAGTTTTACTGCTGGATTGTCTTCTCCCCCAAGAAACATCCTTGCATGAAAGTCAGCCGCAGCGGCTCTGTCACCATTGTGTCTTGATAGTTCAAAAGCAGCAGTTTCCCTTGGGTCATCCCAATTTATTGGCTTCCCTTCAATGGTAGGCACTCCGCTTTTGTGGATTGCGGAAACGCTTCCTTGATAGGTTTTTGCAACACTTGGGGCTTCCGAGAAATACAACCCATAGCCGTAAGCCTGCGCTCCCTCGCCAGTGCCAATCTTCTCAGACCGGAACCTGCCAAGCGGCGCACCCTCTTCAGGGTCAAACGTATGCGGCGTGCCGTGGTAGACATCCAACTCCTGACGCATACCCTTACGAGGCTTTAGGAAGTTACGCGGGTCTATATTCTCACCCACCACTTGCCCCAACCCCGCAGGGCTAGACTTGGCACGGTTCCACATACCGCGCAGAGAGTTGCCCACCACGCCTACAGGGTCAGCCGCAAGGCTGCGTGCGCCCTCGTAAATACCCTGCCCTAGCGAGTACGGGTCTTGGTAAGATTGCTGCACCATCTGCAACGGGCTAACCACAAACTGGTTTGCCAACCCACGCCCTACACCGCCGACAAACTGCCCAGCATCCCGAAGATAGTTTGGCGAGGGCGGCACTAACGCATTACGAGTACCCGGCGGCATACGCTACTCCACAGAGGCGTAGGGAGACGGCATCTGCCCGTACATACTGTTCAGCGCGTTCTGCCCACGGTACGGGCGCATACCACGGTTACGCATAAGCGGAGGCTGCATACCCATCTGCGGATAGCCACCGTACTGGGGCTGACGCATCTGCGGCATCATCTGCCCATAGGGTTGCGCAAAAGGCCCACTGTAGCCCATAACCCCACCGCTACCAACAGTAAAAGGGTCACCACCGTAAGAACCAGGTAGCACCATAGAGTTCTGACCCATACCAGAGGATTGACCATACTTAGGGGTACTCACAGGCATCTGGTAGTTAGGCATTCCGCCAAAGTTGGGGTAGTTCACTGGGTCACCTCTACGTCCTGAACCACGAGGCCTTCTAGCCTTTGGGGCGAAGTGTAGTCGAGGCTGGGGACGGCGTCCACCACACGGGCCGTGGCGGCCTCCAGCGCCGCTGTGATGCTGATGCGCTGGTACACGTCCACGCTGACCTCCTGCTTGGCTGTCCAGTCGTGGCGGTGCTGGAGGATTGACAACGCCGCCTTGGCATCGCCGCTGCGTGCTGCCTCCAACATATAGCCGGACAGTTCCATCTCGGCGTCCGCCTTGCCCTTGCGCGCCGCCATGTCCGCTATCGGGTCCATCTGGCATAGGCGGTTGTACTCGGTAGGCAGCATACCGGCGGCGAGCGCCAGCGCGTCTCCTTTGAGACCGAGCCTGGCGGCGTCATAGATGCGCTGCAAGCGCGCCTCGGTCGCCTTGAGGACGCGGGGTTCAAACGGGAGTGACTTGAAGGTCATGGACGGAGCATAGCGCAATTGGCGGTGAACAACAATCTAGGATGCTGATGTTGTAGAAAAAAAATAATTGTTCACAGGTAGGGGTGAGGGCTTAAAAAATAAAAAATTGTTCACGAGGCCACCGTAACAGTCACGGCCCTTGCGTCGGCCCTACCCGGAGGGGGGGGGGTGTCCGCGCAATGCTGCATAGCAGCACGGCCTGGTAGCCTCCTGATATCAGCCTCCTGATATCAGCCTCCTGATATCAGCCTCCTGATATCAGCCTCTTGTCATGCTGCATTGCAGCACGGCCTGGTGCTTATCAGCATACTGATATCAGGCAACGTATGTGGGCAGTGTGGGTAGTGCCCACAACATCGACAGCCACATATACAGCGTGGTCAATTGTGGGTGGTTGGATATACAGTACTGTATGCATAACCACCCACAAGTGGCCACGGGTTGTGGGTAGTGCTGTGGGTAGTGCTGTGGGTAGTGCTGTGGGTAGTGCTGTGGCCGTTTGTGGGTAGTCCGAAAACCCACACTAAGTGTTTGTTTTGCAAGGGATTTATGGTGTTTTTGCGGGCTGTGGGTAGTGTTTGCGCGCGGTACCCTCTATTACTTCATATACATTAGCACTTACTAATATATATATCCCCGGTTCCTTTCAAAACACTAAAACACTACCCACAAAGCAATATCTTTAAGCAATTCAATAACTTAAGTCATTTTTGCCACTACCCACAACGTGCCACAGCGTGACCCACAGCGCCCACAACCCGCCCACACTCTTACAATTCACCTAAAGGTGAGAATATTTCATCTATAAATGTTTGACATTCATCCATCATTTTGTGATACCCTAAAACCCCCGAAAGGGACGAACGAACAGCGCATTACACAAAAGGACGACAGCAAATGAACACCAACGACCCGCACAACACCGCCGCCACCACCCGCGATTACGGCGCCGCCCGCGCCGCATATGAAGCCATCCTCGTTGCCGCCGACGCTGTCGTAGATAATGACAGTGCATGGGTCGCGGCGATGGATGCCGCCACCGACGCGCACGCCGTGATGCTCGCCGCCCGCGACGCAATGTGGGCAGCGCAAGCCGTCGCCGCTGCCGCGCCGCCCGTCGTCGTCGCGCCCCGTGCCATTGACGCCGCCGCCGTCGCCACGCTCCGCCAGTACGCGCTAGACAATTACGAGGCGGGCGGGCACTGGGCATACGAGACCCACGAGGATGCCGACTTTCAGGAATACATCGACGATGCCAACGGCAACATGAAAGCCGCCAAGCGCGCGCTCCGTGAGTACTGGAAGCTCATTGAAAGCGCCGGCAACGACATTGCCAATTCGTAACACCACCACCACAGGACACCACACAATGCAAACCGCGCTACAACACGAACAAGCCCTCGAAGCCGCTATTGAGGCGCGCTACCAGTACCGCACCACCGACGAACTGTGGGACGCCTACCAAGTCGCCATGTCGGAATCCGACGCCTACAGCCGCGAGTACGACCTAGCCCGCTATAACCACGACGCCGCCGCCGCCGCTGCTGCTGCCGACCGTTGGAACGCTGCTAGCGACGAGGCTAACGCCATCCACTACGCGCTGTCTGTCCGCTAAATTTCAATTTCCCACATTGCCAGGAACTGCCCCATGAAAAAATTCGATTATGCCGACAAGCAATGGCTACAGCGCCCGCCAGCACTACGACGCTGGCATGTCTTGCTGGCGCTGGCAGCGCTGCTGCTGCTCGCCGTCACTGGCGACCCGACAGACTGCGACGGGCGGCGCTGTGACACATCATTTGACAGCCCGGCACAGCCGCGCTAATCTTCACCCGTTCAACAATTCAATACACTGGAGTACACATCATGTCTACTGATTCCCATGTTCTCACCCTGTCCCTGCCCATGCTGCGCGCGGCGCTGCTAATGTCCGCTAAAACTGATATTCGGTATTACCTGAACGGTATTTATGTGGATACCGTCGCCGGGCGCATCGTTGGCACCGACGGTCACGTTATGTTTTGCGGTACCGGCCCGGTAAAGCCAGACTGCGCGCCTTTCATTATTCCGCGCGATACGCTGGAAAGCATCCTAAAAGCGCTTAAGCCAACGCGCGTGGATGAATGTACGGTAATCGTGCCCAACGATGCGCGCGCCGCCACCGATAAGACGCGCGTGCTCGCATTCATCACACCCAACGATGGGCGCATTCATGCCAAAGAATGCGATGGGCGCTTCCCGGACTATATGCGGGTGCTGCCCACCGCCCCGACAGCATGGCCCGGCGCGCGCCCAACGATGGGAGACGGGCGCACAGATGAAAACATCACCTTGAGCACCCACGCTAACCCGGCGCTTGTGCTGCGCGCATACGATGCCATTACCCTAGCGCGCGACGTTACCCTGTACAGTAAAGCCACTAACAAACCGCACCCGGTAACGTCTACGCTATGCGGGCGCACCCTGCTAATCCACGATAGCGCGCCGGGCGCTATTTCCATTGTCATGGGGATGAATGGGCACGACACCGACGCTACCGCTGTACTTAATTGGGCGCACAAGCGCCCCGAATCCGCCGCCTAACAACCTAGCCTAACCTGTTAGCGCATCCTCACGGGTGCGCTAGCGGGTGCACGCTACAGCACCACATCCAATAAACTGCAATGGAGTAAACGACAATGACCACAGACAACCGCGAGTACAACGGCTGGACGAATTACGCCACATGGCGAGTCAATCTGGAAATGTTCGACGGCTGCAGCGCCGCCGACATCATGGGCACCGGCCCTGAGGGTATTGACCGCGACGACGACCTGTCCGCGCTGGCGCTGGCGCTCAGTGAGCACGCCGAATTGCTCATTGAAGAGCAGACCACCGACGCCCCTCAGGGCTTGGCGCGCTCCTACGCGCTGGCGTTCCTATCCGACGTGGACTGGCGCTCAATAGCAGAGCATATGCTGTCGGATTGGGAGGAATCGCACTACGGCGCGTATCTGGACGAGGTGCAGGAATGAGCACCACCCACACACCAGGCCCGTGGTATTGGCTTCCCATAACTGGCCCGGACTATGTCAGCGCCGACTATTTTATGGTACTGGAGGATGATGGGGTGACAGTGTGCAACCCATCCCCCATGGGGCAGGCTGCCGCGTACCTAATCGCGGCGGCTCCGGAGATGTTAGCCGCGCTGCAGCGGCTCACACACCCGGCGGCAGATGATAGCGACCTAGAGCACGCGCTAGAGGTTATCGCACGCGCTACGGGTGCCGCATGAACGGCGACATCCTATCCCCCGAAGAATTTGCCGCGCTGCGCGCTTTGCGCGCTCGCGGGTGGGCTGTCGCTGTCTTCTCTCCGGATGAAGTAGGCGACACTGACCCAGAGGACGTAGAAGGGCAGATGATAGCGGCGGGCAATGACTGGCTGCAGGAGCAGCGCAGTACATGACCACGCCCACCGCCAAGCAAGCGGCAGCGGCAGCGCTTTACCCACCGCTGCCCCGTGGCGCACCACACTACCTGACCCGCGAGAAGCAAAGACAAGCTTTTCTCGCGGGTTGGGAAGCGGCAAAGAGACACACTAAAAGGACACCACACCATGACGACACCAACTGATTTACACAACGACGGCTGGCGGCTCATTTGCGACGGCTGGCGACAACTAGCCGACGACAGGGGCGCGGAGCGTGACGCGCTGGCGCTGGAACTAGAGCGCGCACGGCTGGAGGCCGCCGAAACGGTGCGCGCTATGCGGGCGCAACTAGAGGCCGCATGGACAGACAACCGCGCATTGCAAATAGAACTGGAGCGCCTATCGCTGGACGTTCACATCTTGGCGGAAGAGCTAGAGCGCGAGCGAGCGCCTAAGCGGGATGAACGCTAATGCTAAACATAACTGCACGCATTAGGGACGCTTGGCGCGCCAGCCGCGCACAGGACAGCGCAAGCGCCGCCGGGCTGTTTGTCGGTGCCACCACACCGGAAGACATGGAACGGCTAGCAGAGAGGCAGCGAGAGGCTGCAGAGCGCGCCGGGCGGCGCTGGCTGCTCCACCCGGCGAATGAGATACAGCGCAAGCGCGCCCGGTAGTGCTGTATCTGCTCGGGCTGCTATTGGCTGCGGCAGTGGCGGAGATATTCGATATTGGTTAGCTCCGCCCGCCGTGTTACTTCACCACCCTCAAGGCCCCGCTGGAAACGGCGGGGCCTTCTGCTATGGCGCGCAGTTCTACGCCGTTGGAGTCCGCCAACTGAGGGCAGCAGAAGAGGTGTTTCTTGGTTGGGTATTGGCGCGAGTGTATGCGCCCCTTGTCGACCCACCCCGCCTCGCGCATAGCGTGGAACAGCGCCGCCGGGTAGAGTTTGACGCTGGACGGCGCTTGACCCTGTAAGCGGTCGAGCAGCGGCCCCCACGGGGCGCAGACAGCGCCACGGGAGAACTCGCCCTGTGCGCCCCGGATAGCGTCCACCAGGTACGCTTCGGCGGCGCTAAAGCCGTTCTCTACCATGAGCGCCTTGGCCTCGGTATAGGGCGGGGTGGCGGCGGCATCGAAAGCCGACACATCACGGGCGCGCAGGCAAGCGGCGACGGCTGCCATACCGCCGCGAGCGTACCAGCCCCACAGCCGGGCGGAGTCTTCCGTGGTCATCTTCGACGCTTCCGACCATAGGACGAACCAGCGGCGGTCGTCACTGGGGAGGCTAATAGGCACGCGCTCGTTACTGAACGCCAGCATGAACAACTTATTGGCGGTCTTGTAGGGGGCCAAGCCCTTGCGCTCGACGTTGAGGTAAAACGGCGGGGCGGCGATAAGCGGCTTAAGATTGTTCTCTAGCGCCCGGCGGTCTTTCGCCTCGCTCTGGCGCAGTTCCTGCACCACCATGACCTCGCACTCTAAGTTATAGCCCCACTTGGAATTGATTTCCTCATTCCGCACCGTGGCGATGTTGTCCTGCGAGTCCCCGCCGATAGCCCACAGGAACGGTGCCCAAAGGGTGTCTTTGCCGGAACCGGGCAGGCCGCCGTGAAGGATGGCGTGGTTACACTTGACGCCGGGGAACTGCACCCGGTGGGCCATGACGTTCAGGACGTGTTCGCGTTCCATGTCGTCGGGAATCATGCGCTCGACGTGCTCCAGCCACGGGCGGGCGTCTCCAGGCACAGCCTCGGGGCGGGCATCGCGCCAGCGGTTAGCGAACACCTGCCCCTCACGGGCGCACAGCATGGACTCGCCAGCGGCGTAGGTGAGGCCCGCGAGGGTATGCGAACCCATCGCCTGCCGGTGCTGGTCGAACGACACCGACGCCTCTACCTTGCGCTTCGGGTTGTGGACGCAGCGGCACTCGATGTGGCGGAACAGAGCGTTGAACGCCCAGCGGCTCACCTCGCGGCGCTCTTCAAGGTCAAAAAACAGGTCATGGTCTTGCACATAGGCGAAGCGGGCGAACCAGTCGGTTTTTTGAATCCGCCCCAGTTCTTTGCGCTGGACCTCGGAAACAATATCGGCGGCGGTGTCGGGGAAGGATTCAGTCGGGCGGATACGCTCCAGCGCCTCGCCCATTGTCGCGGCTAGAAGCTCTTCCCGCAACCCGTAGGCCGCGCTAGGGCCACCCTCGGCCTCTACCCACCCGAGGAAGGCTGAGCTGTCTATGTGCCCGCAGTGCCCGTGGTAGCAGCAAAACGCCCTCATCGCAGGGTTGTAGCGCCCCTCCGGGTTGCCGTCGCTATGCTGCGCGGCGTTGGGGCAGGTGACGCCCGCCCAGCCCTCGCGGTTAGGGGCGGCGTAGACGTGCCCGGCCCCAGCCAGCCACTGAAGCACGGGGTCTTTACCATCGTCCAGCAGGCGGATGGCCCGCACCTCGGCGGTGTCGGCGGGGCCGGGCACGACGCCAAGCGCCTCGCATATCTCGGGCAGGCTGAACTCGCGGGTAGGATGGAACTCAACCATACGGGCGGCGAAGTCGCCCTTGCCCGCCTTCAGGTTGACGCTGCCGGGGATACGGAACAGGCGCACGGCGTTGGTCGCGCCGGGGTCGGTAAAGCCGCCCTCGGCTATGGCCCGCACGGCGGCGGTAAAGTCGGCCTTGCTCGGCTGGTCTTCAAGGCGGAAGGTGTAGCCCCACTGGTAGTTGCCGGGGCTGGTCTCAATCTTCCATGTCGGGGCCAGCGGGGGCGTGTTGGACTTGGTGCCGATGTCGTCCAGCATGAGAAACGCCACGGCCTCGCAATTGGCGGCGGCGAAAGACGGGCGAGCGCCGAAGCGCTCCGCGATAAAACAGCCCGTGTTGGCGTACCAGGCGGCGGCGCTGGTGCGGTGGTACTGGTCGGGCAGGTAGGTGTTGAAGTACGCCTTGGGCGCGCCGTCTGCGTGGTAGAGCCGCGAGCCGTCGCTGTCCTCTTGGGGCGTCTGTTTCACCAAAAGAATAGTTTCGCCCTCGGGGGCGATTGATGTAAGATAATTCACGAAGTCGATTGCGTTCATCTGTGTGTCCTCTTGCGTGTGTGTGCCTAAGCCCCCGGCCTGACCGCCGGGGGTTTTTTTATTTGCCGTATCGCGTCATCACTTTGACCTCCGCATTCAGCGGCAGGCCAGCGGCCCATGCCGGAGGGGTGCACATCACGCGCACCAACTCCGTAGCAGCAGCCGCAGCCGACGCTTCCGGGACTTCCAATACAATTTCGTCATGGACGTGTAGAACAGCGTCAGGGCACTGACGTAGCGCATGGCGCAGTAAGTCATTTGCCGTTGCTTGGCAGACATTCTCACACGCCAACCCTCGCCACAATCTCGCTCTAGGCCATTCCTTTGCGTCGGCGGCAGGCTTCCAAGCGGCCTTCAAATAAGACACGCCGTCTTCTTCCAACCGAGCGAAGGGATAACATAACACACGCCCCGAGGGTAAGACGTACCAAAGATGCACGCCGTCGAACAGGTACGTCACCCGCCCGGCGGTGAACTCCCGGCCCTTATGCCGCAGTGCAAGAAGGTAAGCGTTCTCCAAGTCCGACCAGTAGCGGACGGCCCACGAATTAGCCCGCCGCCAAGCGTTTACGGTGCGCTTGGCGTCGTCTTCGGGCAGCAGCACACCGTAGGCGCGGCCCATCGCCGCAAACGCGCCTACGCCGCCTGCGTAGCCGCAGGAGAGGATGGCGACCTTGCCAATCTGCCGCTGGTCAGGCGTGACGCTGGCCTCATCGCTGCGGAAGATGCCCGCCGCCTCGCGGATGTAAATGTCACGGCCCGAACGGAATACGTCCAGCACCTCCTCGGCGTGTAGGTCGTTCGACAGCCACGGGTTAGCGCGGGCTTCGATGGCGGCCCAGTCGGCTACGATGAGAGCATATCCTGGCCGGGCGTGAATGCTAGGGCGCAGCATACCTTTGAGAACGTCTGTAACTCGTCTTCCGTAATGGGGGACGATATCGAGTCCACCAACCATTGAATCTCGCACTCGTTGGGGTTCCTTGACACACCGACGAGTGAAATTATGTACTTGGGCACCATATGAAGAAGCTCGACCGGTGGCAACTCCACCAGCAAATACAAAGGCTCCTCGGACTCTGTCGTCATGGCAGGCCAACTCCTTGAGCCTCTGAAACTTGGCGACGCTGGACGCCCATATGTCGTCCGCGCATTGGATAACGTCCGCCACGTCGGGCGGCACTTCATCGCTGTTCTCTTCGGCTAACAGTAGCAGGTTGGCGCGGGTGGCCTTGTCGATAGACACCTTGGCCTCGCCATCCTTGTGCTGAATCATCATCTTCTTCGCTTGCGGCCCGACGCGCTCATGTACCCACTCGCGCATACGAGGGCTGCGAACGGATGTCAGCGCGCCGCCTGTCACCTCGCGCACGATGCGCGTGATGTCGTCGGCCTCATCCGTCGCGTAAGACATGGCGGCTTTGCACAGGTCGATATCGACAAGGATGCCGCGCTCGTTTATCTGCTCGTTGACGTGCCAGTCGTGGCGCTCGTCGGCGGTCAACTCGCGCATGGCCTTTGACACTGCACGCATGGCCCGCACGTCCTGCGCGCAGTACTGCTCCAGTTCCTCCATGAGCGCAGGGTCGTCGTTGAACGTGCCGTCCGACTGCGGGATGCACAGCGCACGGATGAGTTGCGAGCCGCGATGGTCTTTCCGCATGGACGCGCCAAGCGCACGGCCTACGTCTTCAAGTGAACCAGGCAGACAGTTGGCCCGCGCTTGTGTCGCGGTGCAGAACCACTGCGTAGGCGCGTAGTGGATGTCCAGCACATAGGCCAATACCAGCCACTCAAAGGCGGCGTTGTGGGCGCGCACTTGGCCCTTGTGCTGCGTCAGTTCCAGCGGCAGCGGCTCGCCGCGCCGCCATGTTTGTATCTCGCCATCGTCCAAGGCGTAGCAGATGCACAGCACTTCGGTCGATGGGTGCTCGGCGTAGTTGTAAACGCCACGCTTCAGCAGGTCACACTTGCTGCGCGTCTCGATATCAAGCCAAAGAATAGACATCAAACCCCCTAAAGGTTTAGGGGCCATTGCTGGCCCCCTCCCCTGTTCGCTTTAGACCATCCGACGCCGACGCTGCGGGGCAGCGGCGGGTTCTTCGGCCTCGGGGGCTTCGGCTTCCACTTCAGCCTTGCCGTCCATGCCGACCCACTTCACCACCTCAAAGGCGGGGGTGTAGATACGACCGTAGGACTTGTGCTGGTAGTGCTCCTTGCTCAACTTGATGAGGGGCACGGGCTTGGTCTGGTCACGGTCAACCTGTTCGGCAATCGCTGCTGCCAGCGCCTGCACGAACCGCTTACCGCCGACCGAAGTCGCCGTGTAGCGGCAGTCCATACCCTTGTCCTCACCCGAGAAGCACTGGAGGCCCATGCCCACCTGCGTTTCCCAGCCCTTCTTCGCACCCGGCGGCGGCACGTCCACCTGCGGCAGCGGCTTCGTCACCGACTCCACCACTTCCGCCAGCACCTCGCCGTCGCCCCAAGCAATGAAGCCGTGGACAAACGAGAAGGGATTGACGGCCCACAGACTGTCGGCCTCGGCCTCGGTCTGGTCGGCACCGAAGACCCAGTGACCCGTCCTGTCCATCTTGAGGATGGCAGTAGCGGATGGGGCGGCGACTTCCAGCGAGCGAAGGGCGGCGGTCAGGGACGTGACGGCGGGCAGGTTAGCGCCCGCGAACTTTGCAACTTCAGACATTGTAGTTTCCTTGAGTTTATTAAACTAACTTACCGAGGGCAGCAGTCAACTGCTTCCCAATCATCAACACGGCGGGGCGAGGGTCATCCTCACTTGCCATCGTGTTACCACTGGAGACCGTCGTTGTCAGCCCCTGCGGCAGTTCGAGTTTCAGCTTCTTGAGCTTCTTCTCGACCTGCGCGGGGGACAACACCGACGCCTCCATCAGTTCTTCGGACGGCAGCATGGGCAACAGCGTTGCCAGTGCTTCGTCCTCGTTTACCCACTTGCGTGTGCCGCGCTTGGCGACCAACTTGTAGCCAGGCACAGCAGCACCCGACTCCATCACCTGCATGGCAAGGGCGCGCAGGTCGGATATCCACGACTCCAACTGGTCAGCGCGGGTCAGCCACTCGCCCATCGTCTTGGTGTCGATGGCGGCGACTTGCGTTGCCAGCGCACGCTGGGCCTCGCCGGTAATCTGCGGGCAGGTCGGCTTGGCAGCGCACCAGCGGCAATGCTCACCAGCGTACAGCGTAGCGTGCGGCTTCTGCGCCTGCCGCACGGCGAAGATGAGTTCACGCTCAAACTGTCGGATGCGGTCGAAGGAGGTTACCCAACGCTTGACGCTGGGCGGCTGCACGATGATGAGTTCCACTTCCTTCGCGCCGTCAAACACCCACGCAAGCGATGGAGTACGCATGGCAGCGGCGCAGTAGAACATCAACTGCTCGGATTCTTCGGCGGCGACGGCTACACCGTCGCCAAACTTCCAGTCAAGGATGATGGCGCGGTCGCCAAGGCGGGCGATGAGGTCGGCAGAGCCGAACACGCCGGGGAGGATGTCGCCAAAGTCCACGGTCTGCTCGACGGCAAAACGCATATCGGCCTTGGGGTCAATTTCATCCAGCGCCGCAAGGGCGGGCTGAAGTTTCTCTTCCGCCAGTTCGGCGGTCAGCACGATGCCGTTGTAGCGGCTGCCAATGACGTGCTTGATTTCGCTGTCCTGCTGGAGCATCTCCGCGATGGCGGTGTGCAGGAGCGTGCCGGTGTCAGCGTAGCCGCTAGATGGCTTGGGCGGCATCTTCTGAACAAGGGCCACGGAGCCGGGGCACTTGATGACGCGCTTGGCGGTAGACCCGCCGACGATAGAACTGTGAGCCATTTCACTCTCCTGTACTGCTTGTGGGAAGCGAGATTACCACGCCGAAATGGCTTGTCAACATATTTTTTATGTGCGAGGATGCTTGACATGAAAGAAAGTGAGATAGAGGCTTATCTGGTTTGGACGGTCGAGCGCATGGGCGGGCGGGCGTACAAATTTGTCAGCCCCGCCCAGCGCGGCGTAGCCGACCGGATTGTTTGCCTACCCAATGGGCAGACATGGTTTGTCGAGTTGAAGACCAAGAGAGGCCGACTGTCGCCGTTGCAGCAGATGTTTGCGGCGGAGATGGAACGGCTCAATCAGAAGCACGCAGTGTTGTGGAACAAAGAGGAAATTGACCGATGGCGGCTTACTACAACGAAATAGACCCCTTCGCAGCCCAGTGGCTGCGGAACTTGATTAGCGCCGGGCACATCGCGCCTGGTGACGTAGATGAACGCAGCATCAAGGACGTGAAAGCAGATGACATCAAAAACTACACCCAGTGCCACTTCTTCGCAGGCATCGGCGTCTGGAGCCACGCCCTGCGACTGGCAGGTTGGGACGACGAAAGAAATGTTTGGACCGGAAGTTGCCCCTGCCAGCCTTTCAGCATTGCCGGAGCCAACCGAGGCGTCAACGACGAGCGCCACTTGTGGCCCGACTGGTTCAATCTCATCCGCGAGTGCCAGCCTTCAATCATCTTTGGTGAGCAAGTTGAAGCAGCGGTTAGGCACGGATGGCTCGACCTTGTTCAAACTGACTTGGAAGGAGAAGGCTACGCCTGCGCTGCGGTCGGTATCCCTGCTGCGGGTGTCCAAGCGCCCCATATCCGACAGCGCCTTTGGTTCGTGGCCGACGCCCAACGCGAACGAGGACGCCGCTGGCAGCCTGCGCGGCAAGATGCAGTGGATGCTGACGCACGAGGCCAAGTTTCGGGACAAGGAGGGCTACGAGGCTGGCAAGCAATTGAACCCTGCCCTAGCCCGTTGGTTGATGGGGCTACCGCCCGCATGGGACGTTTGCGCGCCTACGGCAACGCCATCGTCCCGCAAGTCGCGCAAGCAGTCGTAGAGGCTTACCTTGAAACTTAGACCTTACCAAGAGACGGCGGCGGACTTCCTGTACGAGCATGACCGGGCGATGATTCTCGCGCCGGTAGGCGCGGGCAAGACGGCTATCACGCTTACCGCTATGCGTGATGCGCTGCAGGATGGCGTCGTGCGCCGCTTCTTGGTGTTGGCACCTAAGCGCGTGGCGGAGTCCGTGTGGCCTGCCGAGCAACCGAAGTGGGCGCAGGGCATTACCGTCGCTGTCGCTGTTGGCACGCCTGCCCAGCGGACTGCCGCGCTGCGCTCATCGGCGCAGGTCGTGGCGACCAATTACGACAACCTCCAGTGGCTTGCCAAGCAGAAACTAGATTTCGATGCCGTGGTGTTTGATGAACTGACCCGGCTTAAGAACCCCTCCGGCGTGCGCTTCAAGGCGCTGATGACGGTCGTGGACAAGATGACGCTGCGCTGGGGCTTGACTGGCTCCTTCACGTCCAACGGCTTGGAAGACGTGTTCGGGCAGTGCAAGGCTGTTGACCAGTCGCTGCTGGGACGGTCCAAGGGTGCCTTCTTGCAGCAGTACTTCGTCTGCATGAACCGAGACTACGGCGACTGGATGCCGCGCCCCCGTGCGCTGGAGTCCATCATGGCGCGTATCAAGCCTGCCACGTTTGTCTTGGAGCCGGGCGAGTACAAGGACAAACTGCCGCCGCTTCACGTCGTCGAGATGCGCTGCGACCTGCCCGACCGTGAGCCTTACGAGCGCATGAAGCGCGACTTGGTAGTTGAGTTCCCCACTGCCAAGGCCGTCGCTGCCAACGCAGGTGTGGTCACGGGCAAGTTGCTACAGATGGCCTCGGGATTCGTTTACCAGTCCGAGACGGTGGCGACAGACGTACCTGGCAAGTTCAAGACGACGCAAACGCCTGTGTGGTTCTCGCCGCACAAGTTTGACCTGCTAGATGAACTGCTGGATGAGAACCAGCACGCCAACACGATACTGGTCTACCAGTTCGTTGAGCAGTTGGAAGAACTGAAGCGCCGTTACCCGCAACTGGTGACGCTGGACGACGACCGCGCCATCGAGCGTTGGAACGCAGGCAAGGTCGAGTTGCTGGCGGTACATCCGGCGTCTGCCGGGCACGGCTTGAACTTGCAGCACGGCGGCAGCCGCATGGTGTTTGTGTCGCTGCCGTGGTCGCTGGAGTTGTACGAACAAGTCATTGGCCGCCTGCACCGCAGCGGACAACGGCACGATGTATGGGTCTACGTCTTGATGACCAACAAGACGATGGACGAAAAGGTGTTTACCGCTTTACAAGACAAGCGGGATATTGCCGATGTGGCACTTGAAGAACTGAAAGGAGTTTGACTATGAATTACCGTGACCTGAATGCACTGATGAACAAGGCAACCGAATCCGACTTGGAGACGCTGTTGGCCCGCGAGGTAGGCGGCGAGAAGCGTTACACGTTCCTCGTCCGCATCCACCAGCGCCTGAGCGCCCTGCGCGTGTCGCGTGAGCGCGCATCGCTGCTCATGTCTTGCGGCTACGCCGACCGGGTGAAGGCATGACTGAGTTAGAACTGTTTGGGTACGCCGTGGTTGCCGCAACCGGCATCTGCGTGGCAGTGTGGTTGACGGCAGCGGCTTACATTGTCCTGTCGGTGTGGGAATGGACGGGAAGAAGGGCGTGAAAGCCTGCACGCGCTGTAAAGCAGACAAGCCACTGGACGGTTTCCCATGGAGCGGGCGGGGCACTAGACGCCCCGTCTGCCGGGTCTGCACGAACGCAGACCGTGCACGGCACAAGGTATTGCACGTCAAGCCAAAATCCACCAAACAGGCGGTGCTGGATGCGAAGAAGGAGTACTACCGGCGGCGCAGGGCGATAGAGAAGTTGCGCTCAGGTAAGTTTGTGGGCGATGGCCCGTGCTGGTGCTGTCGCAACCAGGCGGTGGGTGAGACGCCCTACCGCCTGTGTATTGTGTGCTTGGGCTAGGCTTTGCCCTTGACGCGCTCTACAGAGCGGTAGGCACCTAAGCCAAGCATACCGAACAGCAGGGCGTACAGGTCGCCAAGGTCCAGCACAGGCGGTGCAGGCCAGCCCTGAATGCTACCGGACCATGCGGCTAAGGGCTGAAATAGGAACTGATAGAACAGGCCAGTCACGCAAACCCAGCCTGCGGCGGGACGCCAATTGGACTTAAACGGGTCGGGCGCAGCAGCCTCAACCTCGTTAATTTTGGTCTGCGCCAGCGCCAGTTGCAGGTCGGCTTCTAGCGCCTTGAACTCGCCAGCCTGCTGGAGTTTCAGCAACTCCAACTGCGCCTGCGCTTTCGCCTGCGGGTCGGGAATCACCTTGTCCAGAATCTTTAGCCCTGCATCGAGCAGGCCACCGAGGATAGGCGTCATTTGCTTGCCTCCAGTGCCACGGCAAAGGTGCGCCGCAGCCAGCCCTTGCCGAACGTGTCAAACCCACGGATGCCGGTGTAGGCGATTA